AGTAGGGGCGTATTGGTAGCTGGTATTCGCTTGAGGGACCGCTTGCGGGTAGCTGGTACCCACCTGATACGCCACTGGTGCTGCCTGTTGGTAGCTGGGGGCTTGGGCTGCCACTGGAGCTGGTGCCGCCATCACGTAGCTGCTTGGTGCTACTGACGGTGCTTGGCTCGTCTGTGGGGTCGATTGGACGGTAGCGTCCTGCATAACTCATCTCCTTTTGTAATGCTTCTAAGGTTCGATACAGATAGGGGGTAAGGTCCAGCCTTGGATCCGCAGCCATCGGTAGATCCGGTGACTCCGGGTGAGGGGTCTGCATCATTCCACCCACCAGGCGAGCAAATTGCGAGAACGCATTCTGCAATTCGCCTACCATTCTGAACGGGAAACCGCTTAACATAGCGGCTCGTTCTTCATCCGTCTTAGACGGAAACAAGAACTTCAGTGCTTCAATGCTATCAACACCTAATTCTTGTAGGTTTCTTACAACAATTGAGTAGTTAAGAACATCTAGAGTTGACTCTTCATATACGGGACCAGTCCAACGCCACAACACCGTAACGTCTCCGTCAGGAATCAAGCCTGTTACTCCGGGAGGAACAATTTTTGTTTCCATGCAAGCCATCATGATTTGTTTGACTTGTGCTTCAAACCCAATCATGGCTTGCTTGTATAAATCATTCTCTTCTGCTGGGGCATTTTCAGCGGGTTCAATAGGTTCTTCCAGGCCTGATGCTTTAGCTAGCGTTGCACGGAATAAACGTTCTTCTTGGAAGATAATTAACTCAAGACAACGTGCAATGCCATAAGTGTAAATAGCCGTAGCTTTTTTCTTTGATGTAGCTGCAACACGTCCAAACAGTGATTTGTACTCAGTTGCGGTTACGCCAGCTGAAATTGACAATTCGTCAACCCCACCTAAAGCAGTACGGATTTCCTCCCTGTACTGACGTGCAAATGAATTTTGATCCCCAGTGATAGCATCTGGAACAATGTAACCAACTCGGTCGTTTGGTTCCAGGTTTGCAATAACGCGTGGAACCCTGATTTGACCGTCAACGCCGCGACTAATTGGATCTTGTTTAAACGTAGATCTGCTTAAAGCAGACAAGCTACCAAACCCTGAGTTTGCTGCGATAGATGGTCGTTGTACTGTTGTATCTGTCCCAGATTCCATAAGGTCTGTTTTAGGACGAGACGACAGTAGTGTGGGGTTACCAAAGAACTGAACGTTTTTACGCATGGTGCGAACCAACTCGTCATGCACCACGATGTGACTGGCCATCGAATCAAATTCACCCGTTCCTTCTGTCGAGAAACCTTTGGGATTATTGAAGATCTCAACGCAAGGAATAAAACCTAAACTGTTTTTAAACGTTTTAGTTTTACCTAAAGCTGTGTAATTTGGCGTATCAAAAGACATTTCACTTTCTGAGTGTGTCTCTTCAATAGTGCGTCGTTTAATTGAAAGACGAATAAAACGCTTGGCTCCTTGAGCACCAAGTGTTGCCGTGCCTGAGATGTTTGAAATATTTACATTGTCACCAAAGCCATTGCCTTGTTTGACTTTATAACTGTAGATGATTACAACTTCATCTAACTCACCGTCAACGTTGTAGTAACTGCGGTATTCGTGATTACGAAAATAATAAAGTCTGTAGTTTGATTTGGTTGGACGAATATAAAAAATACCCTTACCATCACACAGGAAATAATCCCAGATAGAATCTAGGCGTACATCAAGTTGATTGTATTTGATTACACGGTCGAGAAAGTCTTTGCGTTGGTTACCAAAATTATCTTGCGTTGGGAAAAATTCGACACCTTGTCGAATACCAAACATCTTCATTTGAGAAAGATGTGACCCCACAATCAAGGTGTCAACATGCGCATTAGGTTCTTTCTCGACCGCTGCGTCGATAATTTCCTTTAAGCGAGCCTTGGTATCGACAGCCATTAACTATTTTTTCCCTTTGCTTCAAGCATCCTAGCAGCTTTACGTTCCTTCCGATGTTTTAACCACGCATGAAAAAACGCTAATTCACCAGGGGTATAAAGACCTGGTTTTTTAATTGCTTTTTTAATTAATTTTTTTGTTTTCATTTATTACTAGTAAATAGCGGCTTTTACCATACCACCTGGAACCTGTTGCCCAAGTTGAGGACCTGCATAAAAACCGGCGTTACCCATTGGTGTCATACCTGAATTAATGCCTGGATTCATGCTGGTGATAATACTAGGAATCATACCTGGTACTGCGGCTTCAAAACGATAACCAGCAGCTGGATTTCCTAACGGAAAAAACTCTGTTGGTTGCCCAGGTTGCGTCCCTGGATATGGGGCCATAAAAACTTCAGGTTGAACAATGCCAGCACCACGGGGGCCAGGGCGGTTGTATTGCCCTCGTTCAATTTGACCGTAAATTCGTTGAGTTAATGCGCCATCTAAACCTCTGCTATTACCAGGTGCCCCAGGGGAATTGTATTGTCCGTCGTATCTAGCCATTTTACGTATCTTTTATTCTTTTTATTTTACTCTTCTAATACTTCGTATCCAGCTGGATCATTTAATTTGGTAAGGATAATACCTTCGCCTTTTAGTTTCCAATCAAGGACATCTCCTTCGCACCAACCAAGGTCTTCAAGTACTTCATCCGGCAAGATAATAAATGGTTCTCCATTGTCATCTTCTTGGACTTCTAGGACGTAGCTCCTCATTTGGTCAAAAGCTTTTCCATAAGTTTATCAAGCTTAATGTTGATTTGTTGAAAATTCTCGTGCATGTTTTGTATTTCCCTTAAAAAATCAACTTTTAAAACGTATTCCAACGGCATTCTATTTATCTGGTGTTCCAGGGAATCCACTCGATTTTCTTGCGAATGTAACAATGTTTGAATGTGTTGCATCCGTTCCTGCGTTCTGCTTAGAATCTTGTTGGCCGTCCAAGAACCACCAGTAACCGCAGAAACAACTGCGGTAATAGCAAGTGCTAGATATTCGGGGCCCACGAATTAAATTCTTTTTACTAATTCTAAGACTAGTAATCAAGATGCAGGTTTCCTTTTCTTGCTAAACCAGTAACCAACCACACGAGAGCATCGACACAATCATCATGACCACTTACACCGAAATTTGTGAGTTCTTCGAAGAGATTTGTGAAATTCCGGAAACGATTAAAGATAATTTTTCGATCTTCAAACATGCCAATAATGCCCCTGAACCGTGCGAGCTTGTCTGCACGGAACCCCTTAACTGGGTGCCAAATCAAGTTGTAGAGACCTTCGTCATTCAAGCAAACCCGCTTAAAGTCAGCTTCTAGAGAGGCTTGGTAGGCTACGGCTTCAGACCAGATATCACAAGTTGAATATGTTGGAAAGTAATTTTTGTTTTCATCTTGTCCAATAATGGACCAATCATTCATTAATTCTTTCATCGCATCTAATTTCTCCAGGTTACCCATGACGCGAATGCGTCGATAATCAATAATATGGATACGATCTTCAATTCGACCACCTAATATAAACACCGTGTAATCATTCTTTTCTTTAAGGCCAGCAGATAAGTCAACACCAATTCCCAAGGCATCAAACTCTGTTGCAATTTCGGCCTTAACAATAAGTTCTGGCGCCAATGAAAGTTCATTTTGCCTGACAATTTGATTCATGTATTGAAACGAAAAAGCAATAGGTGCCTGTCGTTTCTTTTCCTTTAGGTAATCTAACGACCACATATCAGGCCAGTAAGATTCCTCTTCACCTGTCTTGGAATCATTTTGAATTGCTGATAAAACAATTTGAGTCCAGTTGTTTTGTTCGTTGAATGTAGTGGCGTGAATGTCATCATGTCTAAAGCGTGTGCCAAGGCAGATAGCTCTGGCGCCTTCAAACATCGTTGGTGCAATCACCGCGTTCCAGTTGTCCTGCATTGTTTTACGAATGTCAGGATTACCAATATCAGCAGCAGACTTAATAGCGTCATCAATCATTACCAGGTGCGAACGTTTGGATGTCACTGAGCCTTTAAGGCCAGCAGCGCAAAGTGTAAATTGTTCATCACCAGTAACATCAATACCTGCAAACTTATGGTCAATGGACCAGTACTCATTACTTGTGACGTTTTTAAGAAGACGAACTTTTGGAAATACTTCTTGATATCGTTTGCTTTCAATGATGCGTTTAATGGTTGCTGATTTGGAACGTGCAATATCTACCGTATAAGAAAGATAAAGAATTTGTAACGGAAGTTTGGCTTCTGTATGAACGCCAATAGCCCATGCAGTTAAGAGGCCAAGCACAGTACTTTTTGCTGATCCACGAGGAGCTAACAGATCGACATTAGGACCAGCAATTTTAATTAAACAGTTACTGTCTTCGCCTGTAACAAAGTGCCGATGCCATTCTTTGTGATGAGTTGCCGGTGGTTTGTCAGCTACATACTCACAGAAATAACCAAAATCTTCACTTGCAAGCTTTGCTTGCTCGTAATTTTTAGGTTCTTTAACTTGGTGGTTTCTTGCCGCTGCACGTGCATTACGCCGATACGCGAGATGAACGTAAGAAGGCATGAGCTAGTACCAGGTATTACTGAATACTAACTCATTTCTTTTTCTTTTGTTTTTGCTGTTGATATTGACGTGCTTTATCTAAAGCGGCTTTTCGTTTATCCTTGTCTGACATTTCGGTACCATCTTCGTTAGTTGCTTCTTTCTTCTTGAAATGTGCAACAAGTGCCGGTGGCATTTTGGAATTAGACATCAGCCGAAAGGACGGTTAGCATATCCAGCACCCATGTTAATTCCTTTGGGAGATGCAGGAGGACGTTCATCCCTCATGGGGCGACGCATGGGTGACTGGCTTTGACGAGCTGGTGGTTGTTGCTGAGGTGCCGGAGGTTGTGATTGACCAAACGTAGATCCACCCTTTTGTTGCATGTAAGTATTGTACGCGTCTAAGTAGCGTGAGTCCTCACCAGTACCTGA